CGTAGTAAGCCCAGTGCTGGTTGGCTTAAGCCTGTCCTTGCTGGTACTAAATTACTTGGTGGCTTCAATGTTAAATTCGATTTACTCCACGCTCTGCAAGATAGCGAGAACCTTGAAGCATGGATGGGGTATGTTAGTCAAGGGGGATTAGTATGGGATTGCCAGCTAGCTGAGTATCTATTGCAAGGCATGGGTCAGAAGGACCAGATGCTAAGCCTCGATGAGGTAGCCCCACGCTACGGCGGTAACGTCAAAGTTGACGAGGTTAAGTTACTATGGAAAGCAGGCATTGACACCACCGACATTGACGCTGACCTACTTACCCGCTACCTGTGTGGTGGCTATGACGAGAACGGTGACTGGCAGTTAGGTGACGTAGAAAATACTGAGAAAATTATGCTGGCTCAGGTGCAACGAGCACGGCAATGCGGTCAGCTTAACAGTATCCTGCTTAACATGGGTGCCTTGATCTTCACAGTAGAGGCAGAGCGCAACGGTATGTACGTTGACAAGGCTAAGGGCATGACCCTTGCTGCCGAGTTAGAAGCCAAGGTTAAAGAACTAGGCGAGGGCCTTGCTGCCTACCTACCAACTGACTTACCATTTGACTTTAACTGGGGTAGCCCTAATCAGAAGAGTGCTTTGTTCTTTGGCGGAACAGTAAACTATAAGTGCCGAGAGTATGACCTCAAGGACGGGACTACAACATGGACACCACCAGCAGGCCAAGCCTTCTATGCTTATGCTCAGCGAGAGGCGCTAGCATATGTACTAGACGATGGCTCCACTACATTCGTTGACCCCTTCGAGGCTAGCAGTAACGGTAGCTATGCTGTGTTCAAGGGTGGCAAGAACGCCGGGGAGTTTAAGACTAAGAAGGTTAAACTCGATGATGCAACTAAGCCTAAGTCTCGTGAGGTTGCCCGACCCTATACCTTTAAGGGTTACACTAAACCCAAGGCCAAGTGGGCAGGCGCTGACCCCGGTGTATGGAGTACAAGCAGTGACGTTATCGAAGAGCTAAAGGATAGCGGTGTGCCTTTCCTTAAGGCATACGCTGAGTTGATGGCCATGACTAAGGACTTAGGTACCTACTACTACCGCAAGGACGAAGAGGGTAAAGAGTCCGGGATGTTAACACTGATTAATGACGAAGGCCTCATCCACCACATGCTCAATATGTGTAGCACTGTGACTGCCCGACTTAGCAGTAGTAATCCTAACCTACAGAACATACCCAAGGGTAACAAGTCAGACGTTAAGACTTTGTTTGTTAGTCGCTTCCCTAATGGTAAGATCATTCAGTCAGACTTTAGTTCGCTAGAGGTGTACGTTCAAGCGGTGCTTACTAATTGCAAGCAGTTGATCGAAGACCTTAAGAGTGGTATGGACTTGCACGTAGTACGCCTTGCTGCTAAAGAGCACATGGATTATCAAGAGGTATTCAACCTAGCCAAAGGGTACAAAGCGCCCGATGGTACATACGTTGCACCTGTTAAGGAGTGGGACTATAAGCGTACCGTAGCAAAAATCTTTAGCTTCCAGCGTGCCTATGGTGCTGGGGTTAAGAAGATTGCAGAGTCAACGGGTATGCCAGTCGATGAGGTGCAAGCACTAAGCGATGCTGAGGATGCACGGTACCCAGAGATACCGCAATACTACGGCGACATTACTCAGGAGATTAAACTCAACGGTAAGCAAGGCAGGCACGTACAGCACCCAGACTTTCCGGGTGTAGTATGCCACCTTCGTGAGAGCTTTTACAGGACGCCGGATGGTAAGCTTTACTCTTACACAGAAGCGCCATCGCCTGAGTACCTCGTTAAGAGAGGTATCACATCAAGCTTCTCGCCCACCGAGATACGGAACTACGTATGTCAAGGTACAGGTGGGGAATGGGCTAAGGCAGCAATGTGGTTGTCAGTCCGTGCCTTCTACCAGCGCAAGAACTTCGGTGGCTTAGCCTTACTGGTTAATCAAGTTCACGATGCTGAGTACGTAGACGCTGACCCAAGCGTGGCGTTTGAGGCAGCAGCCTTGCTCCATGCTTGCATGGAAGCGGCTAGTGACCTGATGGAGTGGTGGTTTAAGTGGCCACTTGCTGTGCCAGTACCAAGTGACACTAGCTGGGGCGACAGCATGATGGACGAAGACCGCATCGACGAACTCAAAGAACATGCAGCTAAGCTGCGTATCGAACTGCGACAGCAGTATATGGATGGGTATGTACCCTCCTATCTTAACTAAGGAAACTAAATGGTAGACTTCAAAGCACTAGGCGCTAAGGCTGTAGCCAATGGCGCAGACCAAACCAAAGCAGTAACAGGCGGCGGGGACTATGCTCCACCGGCAGCAGGGCCTGGCATGGCTCGCTTCATTGGGTACGTGGAGTGTGGTAAGCAGAAGGGTATGATGAAGGGTAAGGAAGAGATTAAAGAAAAGGTAATGCTTATCTTTGAACTTGTGGGCAAGCGCCATGCTACCGATGCTGAGTCCCAGCCCCATCGCATCACAGTCACAGAAACATATAGCCTTAACGAAAAGGCTAACTTCTTCAAGCTGTTCCAGCGGATGAACTACCGCCAAGATGCACAGCATATCGTGCAGTTGCTGGGTGAAGGGTACAAGGTAGAGGTAGTACACGATACGTGGAAAGACCGTAATGGTAAGGACCGCATCGACGCTACCTTGCGTAATGCTAGTGGCTATACCATTGCCCCGCCCCGCAAGGAAGACGAGGACAGCGAGACAGGATGGGTAGACATTGCGGTACCACAGGCTCGGTCTGACCTGCGTTGCTTCTTGTGGAACGAGGCAGACATGGAACAATGGGGTAGCCTGTATATTGAGGGCGAGTACCCTGAGCGCAAGGATGAGAAGACTGGTGTGGTAACACCTGCTAAGAGTAAGAACACTTTGCAGAACAAGATCAAGGGCGCGGTCAACTTCATTGGCTCACCTATCCATACCCTGCTAGTGGCTGGCGGCGTAGCACTGGACTTGCCAGAGGTTGGTGAAGACATGGATGCACAAGTGGGAAACGTGGGGTCTTCTACTCCAGCGGCACCACCACCGTCGAGTGGGAAGATATCCCCTTCTAACGATGCGCTAGGCGGTATCATTTAATGAGTAACCCATTCGCTAACGCTATTTCCAAGACAGCAGCAGCAGAGCCAATGGGTTCGGTACCTATCACACCAGATCGAATACTACTTGTTGACGGTGATGGGCTTGCTTATTACTGTGCAGGTAATGACGATACGGATATAGGTACAGCCCGCTTTAATCTAGCAGCTAAGATACGGGCGGCAGCAAATCTCGTAGGCGCTGAGCGTACTGTTGTATTGCTCACCCTTAGTGGTAGCAACAAAGGCCATCGCTATGCAATAGCCCGAGTCAAACCATACCAAGGACAGCGAGCAAATAGCAAGCGTCCTAAGAACTGGCAAGGACTCCGAGATTACATGGAAGGAAAAGAGTTTCCTTTCGAGGTAGACTCAACCATCATTGCAGAAGCCGACGATCTGTTCGGTTGGTACAGTGATACATACAGCGATGTGGTTATCCTTACCCAAGATAAAGACATGCGTATGGTTCCAGGCCTACACCTAGACTGGGTTACTAACCGACAGCATCAGGTAGTTGCTGGTGAGGATAGCGTATTCAATGATAAGCAGTACGGCATCAAGTGGTTCTGGTTACAGATGCTACACGGCGACACTGCTGACAACATACCCGGCTTGCCTAAGCATGTTGTTGATGGTAAAGCCAAACCAGTCGGAGAAGTTACAGCAGGCAAGTTGCTGGCAGGTAAAGACAACCTAGCCCATGCTGTAGCTCTGTACTACCAGTCATACTATGGTGAGCGATGGCTAGTAGAAATGCTAGAGCAAGCTGCCTTACTATGGATGCGGCGTAGGCCTGACGCTTGGGGTGATTGCCTAGTAGTAGGTGGCCCAATGCACTGCTTCATTCAAGAGGTAGAATTTGAATCAGCCTATGCTGAGATTGAGCAACGAGTAAAGGAAGCTGATGCAATCAACAACGCGGCTCAAGCAGAAAGAGATTAGCGTAGTACGGGAACGACTAGCAGTAGCACAGAGTAACCGCTGTGCCATCTGCCAGTTGCCCCTGACTAAGCCAGTCCTTGACCATGACCACGGTACTGGAGCTGTGCGTGGAACTCTGCATAACGGATGCAATGCCTTACTGGGTAAGGTAGAGAATAACTACAAGCGCTATGGTGTTGTTAACCTAGCTGCCTTCCTTAGCGGGACAGCAGCTTACCTCCAAAAGCATACGACTAACCAAACCGGGTATCTACATAATACCCACAAGACAGAGGATGAACGACGTGAGCAACGAAACACCAAAGCAAGAGCAACCCGTGCTGCAAGGAAGTCACCCAAGTGAAGCCTTAGCTAGCCACCTAGCAACTGACGACTTTGACCTAGGCCCAGCATACTGCGGTACCGACGGGACATGCGAGTCGTGCCAGTAACTGGCCCTAAGATCATAACCTTAGACATTGAGACAAGCCCCATCGTAGCCTACGTCTGGAGTTTATTCAAAGTAAACATTGGACTGAACCAGATTGTTAAAGAGTGGTCGATCTTATCGTACTGTGCTAAGACCCTTGGAAAAAAGAAAGTACGCTACGAAGACACTAGCAAGATGGCTGACCCACGGGACGACAGTGAGTTACTAGTTAAGCTACACGCTGAGCTTAGTGACTGCGACATTGTTATTGCCCAGAATGGCAAAGCCTTTGACTTGAAGAAGATCAATGCCCGCTTCATTGAAGCAGGTATGCTACCAGTAGCACCTATCAAAGTCATCGACACTATGCTAGTGGCCAAGGATGTGGCTAAGTTTACAAGCAACCGATTGGCATGGCTTAGTGAGCACCTGACTGAAACAGTTAAGGATGAGCACAACGAGTTCCCGGGTATGGCTTTGTGGACAGAGTGCTTAAAGGGAAACCCTAAAGCATGGAAGGTTATGCGTAAGTATAACTGTATTGACGTACCAGCCACAGAGGAACTCTACTTAAAGCTTCGGCCCTACATGGTAGGCCACCCCAACGTAGCTGCTTACTATAACGATGACTTCCTGCGTTGTCCTCGTTGTGCTAGTACCCACATGGTAGAGCAGGCTAAGCCCGCACTCACACAGACAAGCGAGTATCGTAGATACCAGTGTGGTGGATGCGGCGGATTCTCTCGCAGTAGGTACACACTTAACAGCAAAGCCAAACGGCAGAGCTTACTATCAAACTAATAGGTATCGACTCAGTGTAAGCTGGGTCGTATCTATACAATAGATTCGGAGAATCGAGGCATGGAGAAAGACCCGACAGGTAGAGATTCACACGAGCTTGGAGCAAAACTAGATGCAGGAAAGCTACGACCCTCACTGGTACTCGGAGGATTCGCAAGAGCACTACTCGCAGTAACAGCAGTAGGAACATTCGGTGCAGCTAAGTACACAGACAATGGATGGATGCAAGTACCACAAGGCATAGACAGATATGATGATGCAAAGCTACGCCACTGGTTGAAAGAGAAGGCAGGGGAAACAATAGACTCCGACTCGCAACTACAACATGCAGCACACGAAGCATGGAACGCACTAGCTCGACTAGACCTAATGATACGGGAACAAGAACATGTCAAACAAGGGTAATGCCTACGCCTTAGCTACAGTGTTGTATGCTAGGGATACTAAGCTGACGATTGAAGAGTTGTCAGAGAACATCTACCATGCAGTAGACGTACTGGAGTTTGGTGAGGATGAACGTAAGGCTGACCTCTATGCTCAGCTAGAAGAGAACCTAACAGCAAGCCTGTTAGGTTCTCTTCTAGCTGAGCATAGAGGTC